CCTGGAAGTAATTCGAAATAAGTTTCAAATGCAGGTAGTGCACTAGGTGGAGAAGTTCCAGGAGGCCCACCTACCTTATGCCAATGTCCGCAAGGTACGTGTTCATCTGAATCATTTGCATCTTGTTTACCTTGGTAAGGTGTAAATACCTGTGGCTCTTCACTCTCCCTACCATCATAGTTAACTGGTGCCTCAGGTATAGTTGTCCACCTTGGGTTGTTTAAGTAGCCCCACTTATTCCTTTGCTCAGCAAAGTTAAATGAACTTGGTCCTAGGTCTTTATCATCTTTCCAAGTCATGAGTTACTCCTCAGGCGATCCGACAAAGACTTGTCCATTAAAGTTGGCAAGTGCAGTGCCTACAGGTTGATCTGCAGTTAGTGCATATTCACCAGTGAATGGATCTCTTAATATCGAGACCACTCCGTTAGTCATATAGATGAAGTCAAAGAACTCAACAGCGCTCCAGAGTTCACCTGCTGTAACAGGGCCTATGACAAGAGTTAGCGAAACTCCATCCCACTCATAAATGTCAGTCTCACCACAGACTATGGTCACTCTATTAAACACAAAGATCTGTGGGTAAGGAAAGGCATCGGTGATTTCAATAGAGGTATCAACTCGATCTGGTTCCAGATCATCTATCACTTGCAACACTCCATCAAGGCCTACTGCACCAAGAGCTTCGACCAAGAACTTAGCATTCCTTGGAGTTCGTTTAGATGGTCTAAGCCCTCTGGCCAAAGCAGTTGTTTCGATAGTGAATGAAAAAGTTCCGTCACGTAAGACTTCCATTAGATTTCTCCTGACCCATAAGGGATATCAAGCTTTGGTTTACTCACTGTTTTGGTATCTAATCCTTTCAGTTGATCTATTCTCTTCTTAATTTTAGGAACTGCTAGATCAACTATTTCCTTAAATTCTCTTGTTGGATCAGATGCTTCAACACTTTCGATCATACTAGCGACGATTTCTCTGTGCTTTTCAAACTCAGGATACTTCTTATAAAACTCTGTGTTCACCCTGATTTTGGCTGCGTAGTTGGTAATAAGGTTCCCAACTACATCTGGAATTTTAAGCAGCATACGCTCAACTGCTAGGTTAATTATCTCTTCTTTTTCCTGTTTAGTAATCATAGCTAGTCTCCTATCTCTGTAACCTCTGCAATTTCCTCTTCAACCATATCTTTGTTAATATTAGTAATTTCAATCGCAAGTTCTTCATCCCAAGCTTTTACCTTGCTTTGATTCTGATTGAAGATTTCCAACTCTCTCATTGTCGCTTTGAGTAATGTAAGAGGATGAACCACTGACCAATAGTTCTGATCATCATCTTCAGACATATACTTTGAATAGAACAACCCTTTGACTTCAACAAGAAGTTGCTCATCAGTTGGACACGAAACAACTATTCCATTGAAGTCACTGGTCACATTAGTCAACGTATCAGTGTAGGTCAGAAAAGACGAGAACGAACTTAAGTCTGCATCTTCAGGAATCTTTCTTGTTACAACTGGAGAGTAGTAAATAGGAGCTCCATTATCAGGAGGTGCAGACAAATACTCAGATATCAGATCTTGCAAATCCATCTTGAGCACTTGCCACTTCTCGTTTCCTGTCTTAGTAACCCATACTTCTTGAATTGCTCTGCAGTATGGAATACTTACATGGAAAGCACCTATTGCTAAAGATGAAAAGAATACTCCGAACGACTTCTGATGCTCAGTTAACCTATCAAGGTTTCTTGAAGCTTCATTTATTAAGAACTCTACAACTTCAGTAGTATCATCATCTACTAAATCATACCTACCAGATAGTGTCCTAAAGTGATTTCTAATAGCTAAGAAGTCCATCTTACTATCTCCTATTCGATGCCGAACTTCTTCATGAGATTATCAAGAAACTCACCGTTCGGCGCTGAGTGATGCTTTCGATGTTTGTTAGCCTCGATTGCCCTATGTTGTGCAAGAGCTTTCTTTTTAGTTTTAAACTTATGAATGATCTTACCTTTTTTCTTTCCATGACAATGCTTAGTAGCATAGCCACCTTTTACTTTTGCAACAGTCATTTTACACCTCCTTAATTTGAGTAACTGGGGGACAGCGAGATGCCATCCCCCAGTATCGGTCTGAAGGGAGGTTAGCTATGGTTAGGGATTATCCAGACCGACGCCGTTCAGGACTGCGCATTTCTGCGGTAGCCCAAACTCAAGACCACTCTCAGTCAGGTACTCCTCATTGAGACCGTCGATCCTACGAGCGCCATAGCCAGAAGAATGAGTTTTGGCCTCACTCTCGCTGTAGAACGCAGTGTCGTCAATGAACTTGTACTCGAGTTCCTTGGGTTCCAGAATCACCATCAGGTTTCGAGTGGTAGCATCGTGACTGAAGAGTGGATGGGTCTTCATATAGATCGACCCAAACGGAGTGATCCACTCACGAATCTTCATGCCATAAGCAGTCTGGCCAGTGGTTAATTGCATCTGACCTTCAGCCATGGCAAGAGCTTCGATGCCAAGTAGAGCGCCGCTTCCGACGAAAGCCAGTTTTTCCTCAGCTCCAAATCGGAAGATTTGTTCCAGCATGGCACGAAGCCAGGTTCCACCACCGCCTGCAGCGTTCCAAGCTGTTCCGGCATAGGTGGCGTTCAGGGTATAGTCGTCGCAGTTGGCCGCAGCAAACTGGCGAATGAAGTTGATGATGCCCATAGTGGTGCGCTCAGGTTTTCCATTGTCTCCAACGTTCTGAGTTCGAATACCCCACAGGTACGCCAACTCCATTTCCCAAGAATGCATTTCCAGAGCTTCGGCTTTCGCCTTCTGGTATGCATCTCCGGTGCGCAGACGAGTTTTCTTCGCCGTACGAGTGATCGACAGTGGAGTGCGGAAGATCTGCGTGTAGTTATAGACCTCCACAGGGTTCAACGCAATAGCGTCAGGCATCTCACCACCCTCAGGGTTGATGTTACCGATGATTTTGAAGTTATCGCAATCACTGAGGTCGTGAGTCGGTGAGTTGTCGTCAGCTTCCAAAAGTTTGACAGCCAGCACTGTATTAACAGCGCCACGAGTTACATCGGTGACTTTGCCAACTATATCCACTCGGTAGTCGGAAGCGTCACGGAGTAAGATCTGATGCCCGATGCGAACTCTGTTGCCCAGAACTGTGGTGATCTGGACAAAGATGGTGTCGCCAGCTACACCACCAGCAACGTAAGCCACAGACATATCCGCAACAGTTGCGATAGCAGCTACGGCGCCACTCACAGCTGACTGCTCTTGAGTCCACCAGTGAAAGCGTGCATCATCGACTTTGGCTGACTTCATCATGGAAAGCATAGCGGTCAAAGGTGCCATGCCATTAGGATAGAGATACAGAATCTGCTCTCTCCAGTTTTCCGGTCTTTGGTTGGTGACCCAGTCACCAGTTCCTCTCATTCCAAGAAACATTTTGGATACCTCCTATAGTTAAAAAGATAATTAAAAAATTTAATTATCTGTTAAGGGTTAGTGATACTAAGTTGTTGGAGCCACAGTGGTTTGAGCCTCAGTGCTAGGTGCTGCCGTGGTCGGCGGAGTTGTGGTTCCAGGTGATCTGGTAGTTGCTAACCCAGGCCATTCACCTACGTTTCCAACAGGATGCCAAGCCAAACCATCACTGTAAAGTAGGCACCGATCACACTTGCCGTTGAGAACTATGTCCGCAAGCCAGCACTCACTATCATCTCTGTCCTGAATGGTGACACTAGGGCCACCTCGAGAGATGATAGAGTACCACCGACCTTTGGCTTCAGCTACCGGCGGTAGTGTGATAGTAATAGCTCCGCCCGAAGAATCAGGGCGAAGCACATAATCACGAGTGGTCATCTCGTAATCTGCAGTAGGATTGTGGTACTTATCCACAATCACTTTGTCATGTTGAGCGAATCTATCTTCCAGACTCATTTTAGATACCTCCTATTATAGGTTTAGAGACTTGTTCATCTCACTAATTTCACTAGCAAGAGGATCAGTATCTCCGGTTTTGGACTGGACTCTCCTAGTACCTTTCTTGCGAGGCAAGTTAGGTGGATTATCTTTGTCCTGTTTAGTTTGTTTGTCAGGTTTTTTCAAACCTAGACGGCTTCGAACTTCGGTACTAACAGAAGAAAGAACTTCTTCCAACGGCTTATCCTTGTTGGACTCAGTGAGTTCATTGAAGACTATACCAACAACTTTAGGGAAAGTCTTGAGATCAGGATTGTCAGTATAGAACTTATCACTCAAAGCTTTCATTCTCTTATGAGCTTCAGCTTCACTAGAAATAGCTTTTGGAATAGTCTTAATCATCACATCTCTATTTTGCTTAATATCTCCACGAGCTACTTCGACTGCCTTTCTATATATCGTGTTGAGGACCTTATTTAGTTCCTCAGGCTTATCCTCAAACTGAGTAACATCTACACCATCAAGAAAGTTCATCTCACCAATAGGAGCATCGGTAGTAGGTGCTTCAGTCTTTGGTGCTTTCTTAGAAGCTTCATCGAGTTTACGTTTGAGTTCTTCGTTCTCAGCCTTCAGTACACTCACTGCATCATCAACAGGAGCATCCGTTGTAGGTGCATCAGTTTTATCACCATCTTCTGGTGCATCAGTTGTAGGCGCATCTGTTTTGGGCGCATCTGTTTTTACATCACCTCCTTGGCCAACTGGCGACTCTGTAGCTGGGGCCTGAGTAGGCTCCGGTTCGTTAGAAGTTCCTCTCTCCAGTGCATTAAACATAGCATTTAATTCTTCTTTTGCTCCCATAGCTAAACCTCCTCTGGTTCATTTGATTTAGATTCTTTCCCTTGTTTTTCTTCTAACATCTGGATAAAGATATCTGGTATTGAAGTTAAGTAATCTACTGCTTTAATCCTTCCATTAATGTCTCCTAAATGTAATAACACAGAAGCAGTTGAAGGATTCGCTGTAGCTGCATTGTCTACTATAGCATTCTGCTCGATTCGAAAACCTTCTTTCCATGCCTCAATCTCACGCAAGATGTCTTTCCAAACTATAGATTCCTTGAACTCCTCAATATCACCTATAGTTGCCCTAATCTCCACTCGTTCTAAATCCATAGCTAACCTCCTAACGGTACAATGTTACCTTTCTGTGCTTCGTTTAGTACCTGTTCATCAGGTGCAGTTGTTACACTAGTTTGACTCGCAACTTTCTTAAAGTCCTCGACGTTCTTAGCTCCAAGTTGCTGAGCTATATACATAAATATTCTGAATATGTCAAACTGCTGATATAGCTCAGGAGTTTGTGCGATAGTTGAAAACAAAGTAACCCATGCCTCAGAGAAGTTACCTCCAGGGATTGAACCATCCCTTACGATTGTATCGTAGTTGATGGCTAAGTCGTTTGGAGTTACTCTTACATTCTTCTTATTAAACATTCCTTGAAGTTGATCCTGATACCTGCCAACGACTTTTACATAGGTCTCTTTTGACATATACTGCTGTGTGTGAACTGCGTACATAGTACCTATGTCTTGCATGAACTGCATAGATATCAACATAGCAATTCGTTGCAATCTACTGATGGCAGATCCACGAGTTCCTTGGAACTCAGTGCGAGTTAGCCGATCAGGACCTCCCTGACGCAGTGCACCTTGCATTGATTGATCTGCGCCAGATATTCTGTCCATCCATCCAGTTATGTAACCACTGTCAGCAATATTAGCTCGTGTGATATCTTGGACAGTTAACTGTTGCACAACCTTATCAACTCCATGACCCCAAGCAGGTCGACGTAAGCGGATTAACTTCCCAGGATTAGGATCTTCAATGTCCTTGATATTAACCAAGTAAGGATCAACTACAAACATATCATTGATGGACTTACGAACGTTAGCTATGTGCGAGTTAAAGAGAAAGTCAAGAGTTCCCTGTAGTCCGTATAAGATCTCCATACGACTGATAGGTGTAATAGAATAACCATCAAACTCAGGGCTAGCCACAGCCATAGGATACATTCCGTGATTGTGATTAGCTCGTTCACATGAAGTTACAATATCATCAGCTGACAATGCAAAGAACCATTTCTCCGGATATTCACTCTCGCCTAGTTCCCACTCCTTTGGAATGATAGTGATATACATCTTAATCGTGTCAACTGGATGAGTAGCAACACCTGTAGGAGGTTGTCCACCACCTTTAGCTTTCCTATCTCGATCAGAATGATCACCGGCTAAGGTTGATCTTTTATCCTGCTTATATCGAAGATATCTGACATTAAAGATTGATGGATTAGAAGATTCGTCAGATAGGATATTCATATAGTTATCACGCTCTATCCATCCAAGAAACTCACCATCCTGAATCTTGTCACTGGAGACAGATGGATCAGGAAGCCAGAGATAAGGATCAATGGAAGTTAGATCATTCCCTTCGAATACCAAGCCATCAACGTAGTTAGTCATTTGCTCAGAAGAAGTTCCAATCCCGCTCTCGTTTACAATAGTTGATTTGATAGGAACTTTTCCCATAACCTTTCTCCAGCCAGGTAATCCAATACCTACTCCATATGCAAGCGAGTCACGTAACACTGTGTGGAGAGCTAGTGGAACTTTATTCTTCGCACAATGTAGGCGAATAACTAACTCCATTAGCATTGCACCTATAGTATCATCATCTTCCACTCCCTCATATTGAAACATAGGGTCTTGAAAGAAAGCCATTGACATATAGGTTAATAGCGCTTCAAGCATAGAATAGGTATATGGAAAGATTACAGAAACAGGCTTGCGATCATCTTTCTTTTTCAGTGCCTTTTCCTTATCATCAAGAGTGACATAAGTTGTCAACACTCTATCAATCTCTCTCCATGATGAAAAGCGCTTCTTCATCTCCATATTAGACTCATTAGCTCGAGTCCAGATACGGTTTCGAAGACGGTTATGGAACTTGCTTCCAGGCTTAAGATCAAGACCATTTGGATAGTCGTAGTCAAAATCTTTATCCCTGTATCTCTCATACCGCCTGTCAGCATCAGCATCTGTCATTAAACTTGGTTCACCTTGGACTATGTAAGGCATGGTTATTACCTCGTTTCATAAGATAATTAAAAAATTTAATTAACTATGTTGTCGGCACAACTGTCGTCGGAGGTACAGTTGTAGTGGTTGCAACAGGGTCAAATACCCTCACATCAGCATACATTCCGTGATAGGTTTCACCTATCTTAGAAACATATGCCTGTACCTTCCAAATTCCTTTTTCGTCAAACTGGACAGTCTTCTGAATGCAAGTATTGTCAGAAGGACATATCGCTGCAGAGTTCCAATGCCCTCGAATACCACTAGGTGTAACATACTTTATCTTCATAGTGGTAAATGTACTCACATTCTTGCCGGTGTTTAGAATTAATTTAACAGTGTCATATTTGAATACTTTCATAGCTTTTTCCTCAACAGATTCTAGATAATACAGTTATCTCATCTGCAATTAGAGAGTAAAGTTCAACCTCATCAGTTATTAATCCTGTAACTGAACTCTCGTCAATTAGAGAGTATTCAGTATGAGTACACGCATAAGGGCCTTCAGTAGTTGGAACTACTGTCGTTGGCGCTAGTGTGGTAGGTAGTAGCGTAGTAGGTGGCGCAGGAGTAGTAGGCGCTATTGTAAATCCTGGCTCAGGTGTAGTTGGTGCTATTGTACCAAGTGGTGTAGTTGGTACAAGTGATGTAGGAACTAACCCAAACCAATCTACTATAACATCCTGTACAATCTTAGGTGGTGAAGTAGTCGGTGGCGCAGTAGTTGCTCCAACTGTAGTTGGAATAATAGTAGTTGGCGCAGGCGTTGTTAGTGCAGTTTCAGCACTTATATACTCAATAAACTTGCGTAAGTAGTAATCTAACGCCCTTGTATAACCAGTAACGTCAGTTTTCTGCGCTTCATCTGACCCTATCTTATGCCACATATCGTAGCCAGTTGTTCCAAGTTTCTTTGGAATGGCTGCGTAGTTGCTAAAGTAAAATGATAGGATTAAGTTCTTTGTCTCATCAAGCT